GCTTGAACGTGTTTAATCAAGTGGCTGACCCACGTTTGTTCCAAGAGGCAACGCCAGAGGATGTGGCTAGAATGAAAGCCAGAATGTCCAAAGCAGAACAAGCTGATTTTGGTCGCCGTGTGCAACTGCTGAAACAAATGGGATTGACACAATAATGGCAACAGTCGCTGACCTTTGGGGTGAACCAGAAGTAAAGCCTAAAGGTGGCGCTTCTGACATTTCGCCCAAGCAAAAATCATTCAGTACCTACAAAGATGGTATTGTAATTAACGAGCAAGCTGCTCCACAACAACCACAAGGCTCAACCATTGCTGACTTGTGGGAATCTACGCCTGCGGCAACTCCTGCTCAACTAAAACAACAGTCTGGCAGCATTGTTGGCGATGCAATCAAGACGGGCTTTGAAATGCGTCAGAAGTTGCAAGGCGCTGGTGAAGTTGGATTGACCGCTTTAACAGGCGCTGTGGCTGCTCCATTGGCTGCGGCTACTGGTCTTGTTTCTGCGGTTCGTTCTGGCAAGTTTGGCACTAAAGAGGGTGTTCGCGCTGGTGAAGAACAAGCTGCAAATTTGATGGGTCAAATGACTTATCAACCACGCACAGAAAAAGGCCAAGAGTACATTCAAGGGTTGCAAAAAGCCTTTGAAGCAAGCAAATTGCCGCCTGTTGGAGTTCCTGAAGCCGCTGGCTTGGCTTCTGTTGCTGGCGCTGCTACTGAACAAGCACTTGGCGCACCTGGTCAACTAAAAGCAGGATTCCAAAAACTAAAGGCTGAATTGCCAACTGTGCGTGTTGAAAAAGCTGCTGCTGGGGGATTGCAATCTGGTGGTGCTGCTGCCAGAACAAACCAAGCTGCCGTTGTGTCTGCATTGGAAAGCGCAAGCCCTGAACTTCAGCAATCATTGAAAGATGTGCCTGTCAATCAGGTTAATTTGCCTGTTCTTGAACGCCACGTTGAAGCTGATTCTTTGCCAATTCCTGTGCGTTTGACTGAAGGTCAAGCAACTCAAGACATTCACAAAATTTCAAATGAAATGAACGGCAGGGCTAAGAATCCTGAATTGGCTAATCGTTTGAATGAGCAGAATGGTCAGTTGATTGAGAACTTGAACGCCATTCGTGACAACGCAGCGCCTAACGTTTTTGGCACTACTCACGTTGAAAATGGTCAAGCCTTAATCAATTCTTACAAAGAAATTGACAATCAGCTTAAAGCAGGCATCAATGAGAAATACACAGCACTTAAAGATGCTGCTGGTGGTGATTTCCCTGTTGATGGTGCAGCAGTTGCTAACAATACTTTCAAAAATCTCAAGAAAGAATTAAAAACCGATTATTTGCCTACTCCTATTGCCAAGCAATTGGACGCTTTTAAAGGCGGTGAGCAAATGACGTTTGAGCAATTTGAAGCACTGCGTACAAACTTGGCTGCTGAAGTTCGTAAAGCTGAACGCGCTGGCGATGGAAACACTATTGCCGCTTGTAACGTAGCGCGTCAGGCTTTGGAAGATTTGCCATTGACGGGCGCTGCTTCTGAACTCAAGCCATTGGCTGATGCTGCTCGCGCAGCCGCAAAAGAACGCTTTGATTTGCTTGGCAAGGACAAGGCTTACAAAGCCGCTATCAACGGCACTGTGGCTGCTGATGACTTTATCAACAAATATGTTGTGAACGGCAAAAAGGCTGATGTTGACCAGATGATTCAGATTCTCGGTCAAGATTCCGCTGCCCGTGAAACAATGGCTGCTGGCATGGTCAACTGGCTTAAAAACAAAGCTGGTGTTATCAATGAGAACGGTAACTTTAGCCAAGCTGGTTACAACAAAGCATTGGCACAAGTTGACCCTAAGTTGTTGGCTATTGTTGGCCCTGATGTTGAAAAGCAATTGAAAACATTGGGCAACGTTGCGCGATACACACAAGTTCGACCAAAAGGCAGTTATGTGAATGAATCAAACACATTCACAGCCATGATGGGCGACAAAGCCAAATCTGGCGCTGAACAAGCAGTCAACTTAGGCAGCATGAAAGCTGGCATCCCATTGCCTTTGGGCAGCATGGGTCGCCAATATTTAGCCAATCGTGCAGAAGCAAAACAACTCAAACAATCATTGCAGCCTGGCGCTGGCGTTCAATTAAAAGACATTGGTAAGGACTAAAAATGGCAGTAAATTTATCCCCTATTGGTAACGGCTTTCAATTCTTTACCACCACAGGCATCCCACTTTCAGGCGGTTTGCTCTACGCATACGTTGCTGGTTCGTCTACGCCATTGTCAACTTTCACAAGTTCATCTGGCCTGATTGCCAACACCAACCCAATCGTATTGGGGACTGATGGTCGCCCACCTTCTGAGATTTGGTTAACTGATGGCAGTTCATACAAGTTTGTTTTGGCTGATTCTGCCAACGTAATCATTCAAACTTACGACAACATCGCTGGTATTTTGACAAGTGCGCCAGCTACGTCTGAAGTGCCAACAGGCTGCATCTTGATGTGGTCTGGTGCTATTGCATCCATTCCAACTGGTTACGTTCTGTGTAACGGCTCAAACGGCACACCTGACTTGCGTGACAAGTTTGTGGTTGGCGCTGGCAATTCTTACGTTGTGGGTGCTACATCAAACACCACAGGCACAGGCTCTAATTTGCCAGCCTACTACGCATTGGCATATATCCAAAAGAGTTAATCATGGCAACAGTTGACGCAACAGAGGCCCGTTTGTCTACGCACGAAGAAGTTTGTGCGCTCAGATATGAAAAAATCAATGAAACGTTAGAAAACGGCGACAAGCGCATGACCAAAATCGAATACTTGTTGTATGCGGTAATGGCTGCGGTGTTGCTTGGCCCTGGCGTTGCTGCTGAGTTCTTCAAAAAGCTAATCGGTCTGTGATGTGCCAATTGGAACTGCGTTATTCGCGGCGACAACGGCTTTTCAGTTAGTCAAAGATGGCTGCGCTCTTTACAAAGAAGTGAAGGGTGTAGCTGGCAATGTAAAGCAAATCTATGATGAAATTTCTGGGCAGTTTGCTGGCAAGACGGTTACTAAGGAACAAGCTAAAAAGATTGAGGCTGAGAAGGCGCGTGTTCAAGAGGTAGCAAAGACCGACCCTGACCAAGTTATTTTCAAGATTGGCGATAACCTTGGTGAAATGTTTGATGCGTTTGACAGGCTTGAAGAACTTTTCTGGGAACAGGAACGAGAATCCAAGAAGGTTCAAGCGCCTGGCACTTCGTTAAAGCGAATGGCTTTGAGGCGCATCATGGTGCGTCAAAAGCTGTTGGCTATGCAAGTGGAGCTGCGGGAACAGATGGTTTATCACAGCCCACCTGAGTTGGGTGCTTTGTGGTCGCAGTTTGAGGAAATGCGTGAGCAAATAGAAGAAGAACAAAGGCTGGCGCGTGAGAAGCAGGCAAAAGAAGATGCGGCTTTGCTTAGAGAAAAAGAGCTGATGATGCGTGAGGTTGCAGAAAAGTCAATTGATGCTGGTGTTGCTTTGGTTGGTTTGATTTTTTTGGGATGGTTGTTGTGGCAAGTAAAAAACCAAGCGATTCAACGAGCGTCTTTTTGGCACACCTGATTGTGTTGGTTGTGCTAATTGTGGTGTTTGCTCTGTCTTTTATGGCCTATGTGGAAACGCTGTGGATGAAGACGGAAATCAGAAAAGAAGCCCGTGAACTGCGGAAATTGAAAGAAGAACTTAGAAAGGAAAAATGATGGATGAAACGCATAAACAAAAGTGGACCTATTTGATGGGTGTTACTTACATGGTGGTAAACATTGCTGACTTTGTATTGTTTCCTGTTATGTTTACCATTGTTCAGTTCTGGGAAACACAAGCAGCCAATGATGCGTTTCGCCAATGGGTTCCGCTTACGCTAACAAATGGTGGTTTTATTCACATTGCGTTTGCCGCAATCTTGGGCATTTCTGCTTTTAACAAAGAAGAAAAAAAGCCTGATGCGTAATATTGCCGTTTTTGTTTTGGTTTTGGTTGGCGCGTTTTACGCTGGACACCATCAAGCCTATCTTGAACAGCAAGAGGAAATTAACCGCATTGTTGCTGAACGCGCAATCGAGGCGGCAAAGGCTGCTGACGAACTTCACAAGGACAAAGAAAATGCCAAACAAAAAATTAACCAGCTTCGCGCTGATGTTGCTGCTGGCGCTGTCAGGTTGTCAGTCCGTTCCAGTTGCTCTGCCACCACTGCCGCAGGAGATACAGAAGCGCGAACCGAACTTGACCCAAAGACTGCTGACGACCTTATCGCCATCACAGCAGACGGTGACCAAGCCATAATTGAATTGAATTCTTGCATTGACCTTTACAACAAGTTTACAAAATGAACCTTTCAGAACACTTTACCCTTGAAGAAGGCACATACAGCGAAACCGCTGTTCGTATGCACATTGACAACCAGCCAAGCGAAAAGCAGCTTCAAAACATGAAGATTGCCGCTGAACACCTTGAATTGGTGCGTGAATTGTCTGGTCCTATGCGTGTAAATTCTTGGTTGCGTCTGCCAGCCGTGAATGAAGCCGTGGGCGGTTCAAAGATTTCTAGCCACATGGATGGTTGGGCTATTGACTGTTCATCGTCTACACACACGCCTTACGAGTTGTGCCAAATTGTTAAAAATGCTGGCATCAAGTTTGACCAGATGATTCACGAATATGGTCGCTGGATGCACATTTCGTTTGCGCCTGAGATGCGTCAGCAAGAATTGACCATTTTTAAGCCTGAAGGCAAGTACAAGCCTGGCATCCTGACAGAAGCCGAATACCACGCTTAATTGTCAAGCGCAACCATCAATGCGGCGACAAGCGCAAACACTCCAACAAAGAGTATTGCGCCGCCCAACAGGATGGCTGAAAGAACGGCAATATTATCCATGTCGATGCTCCTTTGCTTCGCCTAGAGTTTGGAAGTATTCGTCACACACCTTGCAATGCCAAAGCCTTTGTTCTTTGACCCTTGCAAGGCGTTCCTGACGACCCATCCAGCCTTCAATTACTCTTGAATCGCCCCGATAACTTGTCACGGATTCGAGATTTTGTGGCAATCTTTGATTGATTAAGTTCTTCATGTGTTTCTAAAAAGTAATCCAGACTTGTTTTATCAAAGTCTATACGAACCGTTTTTAGACCCACAACACGACTAGGCTTCTTTTCCTGTGTCTCCCACTTGGGCCACGGTGCGTTCGGTGCTAGTACGGTCTTGAATACGGTTGAATTCTTCATCTTCTTCTTTTGTCCATTGAATGTTGTCATAGCCACTTGACCATTTCTTGTGGTCTGTTGGTCGTTGCTTGTCGCCTTTGCCGCCATCGTTCATTTGCGTACCTTCAACATTTGATCTGCCAGCGTATAGGAATGGTCTGATACGTTATTTGGAATTACTATGTTGTCACCTTCGCGGTATCCAAATGAGTGAATCAAAGCCTGCATCGCCTTGGAAGCAAAGTAATCGCGCAACGACATATCTGACGCTTTTGGATTTCTACGAGCTTCATCTATATTTGCACGTCTTTGTGCTGCTTCAAAACTTGTAAAACTCATTTAACCCCCTTTGGCATCCCTGCCTTTGAAT